CACAGTGCGCACAATCATAACCCTGTTCCATTACAAGATCAGGATTGTTGTCTTCCATATACTTCCTTAAAGCTCTAGAATCTCTCACTGGCATGTTGTCAACATATTGATTAATAATGGTTCCATCAGCGTTTCCATTAACACTAATAATTTGATGTTTCAATCTTGTTGTAACATTTTGGTCAATGGGTGATTTAGTGGCTTTCTTAATCTTTTCTTGAGCTTCACTAATAACCCTATCTTCTTCAGTAGTAAGAAATTTAAATTCTAATCTTACACCTGTAGGAGTTTTAAATTCAAATCTATTTTCTCCCTCTAAAACAGGAGCAATACTTAACTTTTTCATGTCTAACTTACTTAAATCAAATGTATGATCTATTTCTGTACCACATGAAGGACAACTAATATTAGTTTTATAATCTGCCCCATAACCTGTAACTCTTAGAAAAGTTAGAATGGCATTTTTATCACCAGATATTAACTCAGAAGATTTAATATTTTTATCTATAATACAATTATCTAATAAGTAATCTAATGCCTTTCCACTTCTTAAAAGAGAACGTGATGTTAGAATATCTTCGTCAGCAGCTGTAAGAAATCTAACCTCTACTTCTTTTTTCATATGTAAGGCACTTGTTGGTGGATAAATTCTACCTTCTGATGGCAGAGGAACAAAATCTCTTGGTGTAACAAAACCAGATTTATTATTTGAATCCTCTCCACTCTTTTCTAAAGGTGGTCCTTGGCTGGCAGATTTTGGTGTTATATCATCAACCTTTTCAACCATTTTATTTCCTTTCGTAAAATTTTACAATTAACTATTATATTTTAATAACAATATAAAGTTTTATATACAAAAATACCCCTTGTAAAAAAACAAGAGGTATTTAAGTTGTAAAAAAGTAAAGAAATTATTAGAACTTCAAGATACAATCATCTGGACGAACTGTGATGTTAACCATCATAGCCTCACCAGAAGCCATATCATACTCTCCAAAAGATACTTCTTGGCAGAAGCAACCTCTTAGTTCCCATTTTTCAATCTCAGCACCAACAGGATCAAGAGCGATAAGTTCAATATCCTTCTTATAGAAAGCGGCGTAACCATCACGACCAGAAATAGTTTCGTGTTGTAGTCTCACCCACTCCATAACCTTCTGTGAAGAAGAAGGAGCAATTGGGTCATAAAGAGACATTGCAATTGTTCCCCACTCACTCTTACCAGCTAGATATCTCTTAGAATTGAGATAATCAATAACGATAGGAGTTGTTGTGTATGTTGGACGAGATGCTGTTCTTGCTGTAAAAGCAGGAAGAGTCTGATCTGCAAAACTAAACAAAAATCTATTTTGCCTTTTAGGTTCGTAGGTATCCGCTAACATTGTATTAACTTCAAAAGGCTGCGGCATTAGTATTCTCCATTCAAAATCAAGTTGTTATATAATAAATACAACACAACAATAATTTTTGAATGGTGGCAATAATTAAATCGCCACCAAAACAAAATTACTCTTCAAATGTTGCACCTTGAGGTGTTACAGTAAAGTCAAAAAGAATAACTTCTGCAGCACTTGTGGGTTTCAAGAAAATCTTACCCTTCATAATGTTTCTATCAATTAGATCTGGTGTTGTTGTTGTTTCATCCAACACAGCTCTGAACTCTGTTAATCCTTGACGGCTTTGAACCAATGATAGATAAGCGTTAACTTGTGTTAGAAGATTTCTTCTAACTGTAACTGTGTTTGGCTCAAACAAGAATAGTCTTGAAAGACCAGAAATTGTTTTTCTAACCTCAATCAACATACGTCTTACATTAACTCTATCCAAAACAGATGCTTTTGATTGTAGTGTTTTCTGTCCGAAAGCTACAACACCTTGATTAGCAAAAGAAGCAATTGGGTTAACATTTGCTTGATAAAGCTGATCTCTCTGTGTTTGTGTTAGAACTCTGTATGGTACTGTACCAGGAGGAAAAGCACCACCGCGGTTAAATCCAGCGGGAGCAAACCAAGGATCACCAACTTTATCACTAAAAGCATATACTCCCATCATAACAACTGATGGGGGAACATTTAGTAATCCGCCTTGTGTTGTTCCATCAGGTATTTTAACCCAAGGATAATAAGTAGCACCATAGCTATTATCATATGTGTTAGCTTCTGCTACAGCTTGATCTACAGTTGTGTTAATACCATCAGCTGTAGTACTGTTACCAGAGGCTAGATCAACAAGAACAAAAGCGTCACCTCTTGACTTAGCCATATCCATTGCTCTCTGTGGTATATTACCTTCACTTGAACTATGAACATCGGGAAGAGCCAATAGATTAAAATCAACTTGATCTGGGTTAGACATAATATTAATAGCTTGAATGAATTCTGCACTTAAACTGTTAGTGCCACTTTCATTAGCTGCTAATCTTAAATCAACTCTTGGATCAAATCCATCCCAACCACCAAACATAGGAACACTAAATCTGATTGGGTTAGTTGTATTATCAACGTTAGGAGATACTCCAGCAGCATTCATATCAACTTTTGTAAACGTCATAGTAGCAGTAGATCCACCATAATCAGTATTTGGATTTGAAAAAATCAAGAATCCATTATCTGTATCAGTATATCCTTTAGGTGAAGTAACTGTCTTTTTAAGTCTATCTGCTACGCCGTCTTGAGCAAAATCAACACCCATATATACTTCAGCGTCAACTGAGCTATCAAACAAGTGATCTGACTTATATGGTATTTCATCCACTGTTGTTAATACAGAAGCGCTTTCAATACCACTAACTGATAGTTTAGGAATACCTTCAAAACCTTGTGGTCTTGCGTCGATTGGAAATCCACCACCAATTTCAACTCTAATATAAGAATTATTAGATACAGGATATTCACCATCAAATGTAATTGTTGGTGGGTTTGTTGAAAAATCATAAGAAGGTGAAGTTGTTCCAATAACCTTACCAATATAATTCTTACTGGATGGATCTAATGTAAGAGAATCATAGGAAGCTCTTACAACAGCTTCTTTATCGCTGTCACCAAAATCTCTAACAACAAGATTAAATGTAGGATATGCTGTAGCTGATGTATCTACCTTAGTAATAGAAATCTTTAAATTACTATTTTCGTTTGTTCCATGTCCAATACTATAAATCTTAAAAAGTTTATAAGTACTTGCAAGATAGTTCTGTGAGATTATCCAAGGTGTTTGAGAAACTGAAAAACCACCCTCTACATCATCACTCAACCCAGCTGTTCCTGTATCATCTGCAGTAGCTGATGTGTAACCACTAATATCACCTTCCAAAGAAGAAACATCATAATCAAAAACAGCATCAACATAAAGATCGGGAAGCAATTCACCAGCATATGATTGCTGTGGATCAGTTCCCATAACTTTCTTAACATAATTAGGTGATGATTTTATAAGTGATAGTCCACTTACAGCATATTGAGCTATAATATTACCAGAAACACCTGCGTTTGTAACAGCGTCTTCAGTGCCATTAGCTTTAACAAGACTAAAATTATCATAAGAACCACTTATCTGCCAATCGTCACTTACATTAGTAACTCTTTGTCTAAATATAGCACCTATTCTAGCTGCGCCTGCTGTTTCTGAGAAACCGATGGTTTGTGCACCATCCGCAAGATTAAATGCAGCAACAACTACATTACCAACGTTGGTAGTTCCTCTACCCAACACTCTAACAACTTTCAAATTTGAACCATTTCTCAAATAATTTTGAGCGGCATATGGTGTATATTTAGTTGGTGATAATCCACCAAACTTTTCTTGAAATTGACTAAAGTTATTTACATTAATAGGCCTAAAAGCTTCACCCTTATCAGTTAACCCAATAACAGCTGCACCAATAGCACCCGCGCCAGGAGCACGAAATGTATCATCAATTTCTTGTGTATATACGCCAGGAGATACAAATACTTGAGCCATTAATACTCTCCAAGAAATAATGTTAATTAATATTCAATTGTATATTTTTATTGTCTGAATGACAAATATTATGTAAGATATACAAGTTTTGCTCTAAAAATAAAAAGAAGTATATTTATAGCTATACAAAAAAACCTTATACTTCTAATATAAATATACTTCTTTTTTCAGCAAAATAATATTTGATAAATTATTTTTTAAAGGTCATCGACTTGTTCAACACCTTGTTCTGCTTCAACAAATTGAGTTTCTTCTTCAATAGACGCTTCTTGATCCAATTGTGTCAAATCAACACCTAACTCTTCTAACAATGCATTAATTTGATATAATGCACCTTGATTTAATGTTAGAGATTGAGAAAGATTAGAAACTTCTTGTTGCTTTTGACTTAATAATCTATTAATCTCTGTTACTGTCCTAAGAGCTTCTTCTCTCTTTTCAATTAAATTTTCCTTACTTATTGACATAATATAACTCCTTGTTTAATGTTAAATATTAATTGTACCTAATTTTTTACAACTTTCAGCCGCATAATTGTCAGCTTTATTTAAACTCTCATAAATATTGGTTTCAGTAATAATATTGTATATTAATGAAGCAAAAAATGCATCGCCAGCACCAATACTATCTATAAAATCATATTTGTTGTGATTATCTCCATTTTGCAAAATAAAGTTATCTCCATAATATTTGTATCCGTTTATACCCATAGTAACAATAACATTGCCAAAATGATTTTTTATATCTTGATTAAAATTATTTTCGTATTCAATTAACGTTTTTTCATTTATCTTAAGATAATCACAACCATAATATTCTTCACTAACTATGTTTGTATCTACGAATGTAATAACTTTACGTAATTTACACACATCTAATATATCATATATGTCATAATCACTTAGTAATCCCTTATGATAGTTTGATATAATAACATAATCACCTTCTCTTATTTCATCTATCATATTACTAATCATATTTCGATCATGTTTTACTTTATCACCATGATCAAACCTATACATTGGCTTATGGTCTATATAAAACCTTTCTTTTATAGGTTTCTTTTCATTAGTGTAAAATTCTATGTGATAATAACTACTGTTATTTATAAAATTATTTTTAAAAAATATACTCTTTAAATGAGAAACAAGATTAGCAGCTCCGCCATCTACATCAACTTTTTCTTTATCTGATATAACAGGTACTTTTGTTGCAGGATCAACCCTATTTGATTGCATAAAAGTATATCTATCTATAAATGATTCACCTATTATGTGTAATCTCTTCATACATCCTCTGATATATATTTCTATTATCTATTCTTAGATACTCTATGTTTTCGGATATTCTACCAAAAGTTTTTAGTTGACGTTCGTAATAACCTACTTTATTTACATCTTTATTAGTATACTCTGAACCATCGACATTTTCCAAATCAAATAAATCGCAAACTAAACTATCAAAAACACATGTGCTATTTTCATGTTTAGCAATTGAATAAGCTTTTTCTACAACCATAGGAACAAAAACTTTACTACCAACACAAACAAACAAACCCCTCTTAGCTTTTGATATTATTTTATATAATCTCATAAAATCATTGTATGAAGCTGCAGCCCAAGCTGCCGCATCAAAATTTCCATACATTTGAAATATATCATGTCCTATACCTATAGATACAATAGGCTGAACATTGTTTTGGTGAGCATGCCAAAAAACAGATTTATCTCTATATTTACCCTTCCAACCTATAAAGTTAGAAATCAACAAACCAAGAGAATCACTACTTACATCATTTATAAAATTATTTAACTCAGAACAAGAACTTCTTCCCCAACCAAAGTTACCTTCTTTGATAGAAGATCTAACATCTTCACTAGTATCATCATTAAGAGCAATTTCTGTATCATGTAATACAGAGGCTCCATTGGTTACAAACGCATCTATCCTACCAGTTTCAAATAATGGTTTTAGTTGTTCAACACACCTATTCTTTATTGTGTGAGCACCAAAACCAATTATAATTGTATCATATTGATCAATGCTATTTAGTAACATAAAATCCTTCCATAACCAACACATCAATTTGAGTATTAGAAAAACACTTAACAGCATCTTCTGGTGTTTCAACAATAGGTTCACCCTTATCATTAAATGATGTATTTATAATCACAGGTACTCCGGTTAACTCATCAAAACTTTTGATGATATCATATAACTTACCATTGTCCTTTGTAATGGTCTGTAGTCTTCCAGAATCGTCAATATGAACACCAGAAGGTATATCACTACCCCTAATTGATTTGTGACTAAATAACATGAATGGTGACTCATATCCTTCTTCTACATCAAACCACTCATGCACTTTTTCTTTTAATACCATAGGAGCAAAAGGCCTAAACTCTTCTCTATGTTTTACGTTCTTATTTAGTTTATCCTTCATATCTTTATTACGAGCATCTGCAAGAATACTACGATGTCCTAAAGCTCTTGGTCCTATCTCTGAACCACCTTCAAAATAAGCAACAATCTTACCATCTGATATGTCTTTAGCTATTTTATTAACAATATCAATATCATCTAATTTTTCATACTTCAATTTAGTATTAGATAATGATTCTTCTATTTCTTCATTACTATATTTTCTTCCACCTTCAAAAGTATCAATAGTAGAATAAACAATTTTTGGTTTCTTTGTATATTCAAAATAAACTTCATCTTGTTTATTAAATTTGATTTGATGAGAAATAAATAAAGCTCCTCCAATTGCTAATCCATCATCACCGGGTGCAGGTAAAATATAAAAATTATAATCTGGAAATTCTTTTTGCAAAACACCATTACAAACACAATTTAAAGTAGTTCCACCAGAAAGACATATGTTTTTTGTAGCCCTAAAATTAGATGTTATCTCTCTAATCATATTAATCATTGATTTTTCTAAAATATATTGTGTGTTTGCTGCAATAGTCTTATTATTTTTTTTATTCCAATCCTTTTTATCCAACCAATTTTTATCTGGTATACCGCCTTCTCCTTTTAGTTGAGGATAAAAAACTCTTCTTTCTGGAGTTATTTTTGCACCACCCCTATGTATTAGTGACGCATATATATCTCCATGATATAATTGACCAATTCTCTTTACATCTGGCCAGGATAATCCATCAACAATTTCATTATCTACCTCACCAAATGCTGACAAAGCCATAACCTTGCCAGCATCCGTCAAAGATGGATAAAAACCTAAGTAATCACACATAGAACCATAAAAGCTACCTATGTCAAAATCACCCCCTCTACGGATTAATCTGTATTCACGTTGTGAATGATTGAAGTAATATACTGAGTGTGATGTACCCATATTATCTGCAAAATCAACAGATAAAGAAACTGCATCTTTGAAAGGTGAAAGATAAAAAGATGACGCACAATGTGAAAAATGATGATCAACAAATAAACATGGTAATGATTGTTCACCTATCTGTAATGTATGCATACCCATAGCAACCATACCAGTGTTTTGATAAAACTGTTGCCAATCTTCAAATGTATACTCTACACCATTTTCATTTACAACAGAAAAATCTTCAACTGATTTATCCCATAATTCATTACCTTCCATATTTCTATCCCAAAACCAATTTGTTATTGCTGCTACACTAATATCTTTTAATTTAATTCCTTCTTTATTCAAAAGATACTTGATAGCATTTTTAGTAACGCCGCGTTCTTTCTTATTTCTGGTAAGTCTTTCAATAGCTATAAAGCCAACAAGTCTGTTATTCTTAACTAATGAAACACTACCATCATGCCCACAATTCATTCCTAATACATAAACATTTTTCATTATAACATCACCGTGTTAGTTTGTTTAGATTTATCTTTTGAAATTATTTCTTCTAATTTTTTCATATTATTAATAACTTGTTCTGTTGTTATTGATTTCATACAACTATAAGATGGACAAACCCATAGTTTTCCATTCCGATCTTGATCAAACATATTTGGCCTCCAACAACCTAAATCATTTTGATCACAAGAGTTCTTATTCCATATATTAATATTATGTTTCCAACCCCAAACATAAGGTGAAACACTACCCCATAATACAACACCTCTTCTCTTTATAGAAGGAAACAATGTAGCTGCTAAATGTGGTAGATAATTATCAATACTTAAAAACATCCTACATTTTGGAGATTGTAATATTTGTAATACTGGATTTAAATTATCTACTCTAATACTTTGAATATTTGGTATCTCTGGATTATATTCATTTGCATAAACTTGTACAAATGAATATTTGTTTTTTAACTTAGTTGCTAAATCACCCCATTGTTTTAGTGACCACACTTTATGAGTTCTATAATTTATACCAGACATTAACTCATGAGGATTTCTATCTACTCCTAAGTGCACTAATACTATTGGTTTATTACAACCATTTATAATCTTAGAAACTTCTGGATGTTGTTGATTTATTTTTAATAGAGGAAAACCTCCATCATAATCTAATGGTGTAGCCATAGATTTAGAGTATAAATTACATATAAATGAATTAGGATCATTCTTATATCTATGCTGAGTAATTAACTTAGTTAAACTAAATCCATACTCTATAGAATATACTCTATCAATATTATTTTTTATAAGTTTTGGAATTATGTTTTCATCACGATTAAAGAATTGATTTTGTGCACGCCAACTATCTAAATATATTCCGTGTTCAAATCCATCTTCTATAGGTATAACACCCGGATCGTGTGGCCATTGATTTGGTGACTCTGGTATTTGTACACCATATACATTCTGGCCAGACATTGCAGCTGATACCATGTGTCCTATAATACTATTATCTATCACTAATATAGGATAGTTATTCTTTTCTTTTTTTCTTAAATTAATTAAAGATCTGATAAATGTTGTTTGTATTATTCTAGCTCCCATACCACCAGCTAGTATTAACATATAAACTTTATCAGTTTCAGTTATTCTTACTTGATTATTTTGGTTCATAAATAGCCTGCTTTTATAGTATATATAATATATTAATAAAAGCTTTTTTATTTATAAACTATCTTTTTTTACCAAAAATTTTATGTAATCAAAATGAATTATTTTTATATTTTTATCATATTCAAAATCAGAAGTTACTAAAAAGTTATTTTCTGGGACTTTATAGTCATACATTTCCATCAGTGGTATAATTTTTTTTGGTATTTTATATCTTAAGTCATAAAAACTTTCATTTTCCTTTCTCGTTATTTTCTTTATATTATATTTTAAATTACTTCCTATTTGAAAAACAACAAGATCTTCATAATCTATATCTTCCTTTTTAAATATCTTTAACCCTATTATTTTTTTATCTTTTTTTATTGTTTTATATAAACAATTACCATAAGTTTCTATTAAAACATATTTATTATTTTTCAATATATTAAGTTGTTATAATATTTCTTATAAAATCGTTAAAATATCTTGCAGCCTGAGCTCTTCTTTTTGCATCTTCAATACTGTAAATTTTATCAGTATCAATCCAATTACTTCCATCCCATTCACGGTAAGAACCGATTATATCAAATTCGTCTTCTCTTAAATAAACTAAGAACGTATTAGTTTCTATTAACCATAACCAAGACAAGATATTCTCATTATTTACAAATTCTGATGGCATAGCAATATTATTCCATCGACAAGTTTCTTCATTAAGTGTTAAATCTTTATATTCTGGTGGAGGAATAAAAGCATCGCGAGTAGGGTCGTAAAAATAACCTATACTGGCATAATTTTTTCTAAATGGTTCGCCACCAAAAATGTGTTCTCCTCCATATGTATTAATAGATGTTCTCTTAGCTACATGACCTGTTTTCTCACTATATAAATCTTCACTTTCATCATCTTTTCCAACTATTACATTAACAACCATATTCTTGTTATCTAATAAAGCATAATGTGCCATTTTATATACTCCTTCATATTTAAATTTAAACACCAGAAAAACTTATACAATCAGCACCAGCTGTAAAGCAATAAGTGCATTGTCCGCCACTAGAAATACTAGAACTAGTTAATCCACCTCCAACACTAACTGTAATAGAAGAATCAAATCTTATTATAACAACCCCAGATGAACCTGCAGTTGGAGTATCTGAAGAGGTATCTCCTCGTGCATATCCACCACAACCAGTGTTTGCAGGAACGGACGTTCCTGTTGTGCGATGAGCACCGCCACTAGAATACCAAACACCATTCCATCCCTTAATTCCATTACAAGTATTAGTGTTCCATGTACCTCTTACTGGACCAGGGCCACCACCCATTATAGAGTTCTCATTAGTAAGATATGCACCACCTACCATATTAACAGAGGTTGGTCCATAAATATAACTACCATCGGGATTAACCCAACTATGTACTGTAGAGGCCGAGTCATATTGGTCGGAAAATCTATTGGCATTCTGATTATCATCTACGTTTTCCATACCAATATATCGCGACCCTTGTAAGCCGCTTGCGCCTCTGTATGCGCAATTGCATGAACTACCACCACCATAAGCCCCACTTATGCCAAGTCCGTTCCCCCAATATAACGCACCACCTCCACCACCACCCGCTACTAATCCTTTCCAAAAAAATGTTTGACCACCTCTAAACCCTTTGCTATTGTTTCCAGCAGCTCCACCAGCCCCTATACATATAAACATCCAATTAGGAGAATCTGGAACAAGATAATCTGAGCTCATCCATATTCCTCCACCACCACCTGCTCCAGTCCACTTCGCTACCCCGAATTCCTGGTCACTGCCACCGCCGCCACCACCACCAACAACTATAAAATGTATTTGAGGAGATGTTGATCCAGCAGATGCTAAAACAGTGTCAGTATATGATTTTGTTGCAACATCATTTGTATTAGTCGCAGTTGTTTTACCACTAACCATACAACTGCTACCACATACTGTTGTTCCTTCAACTTTACCAGCCATATTTAATCCCCATTTTTTAAAATAATATACTTTTATTTTTATATTTAAACGCCAGAAAATGATATATCATCAGCACCAGCTGTAAAGCAATAAGTGCAGTATCCGCCACTAGAAATACTAGAACTAGTTAATCCACCTCCAACACTAACTGTAATAGAAGAATCAAATTTTATTATAACAATTCCAGATCCACCATTTCCGGGAGCTCCACCTGCGCCGCAGCCATACCCCCCATTGCCAGTGTTTGCAGATACCGTAACCCCACCGTAGCCACCGCCACCACCAGAATAAAATAATCCATTAATACTAGCTCTGAGTGGATTATCTGGATTGCTGTAGTTAAGACCAGTAGAAGATGGTCCAGCACCAGAACCAATAGTATCCTGAAATCCCGACATACCCTGAGGTCCATTTTGGTTAGCCCAAGAAGTTGAACTAATAGTATAACTACCATCTGGATTTGTCCAGGCAAGTGTCGGCGCATTTATTTCATATCGGTTGGTTCTTCTTGGCTGAGTGTAAATATTCTCTATAGCGTCGTGGCTAAAAGCTGCTGTCCCAAATGGACCTGAAGATTGTCGCCAACCTGCATTACATCGAGTTCCTCCAGCGTAAGCTCCTGGTGTTCCTATAAAACAAGTCTCAGTAGCGCCACCACCACCACCTGATACAGTCCCCTTCCAAAAAAAAGTATTTCCTCCATATCCACCTCTACCAAAAGTGCCAGCACCAGCTCCACCACCAGCGCCAATAGATATATACATTTCATTAGATGAACCAGGGGTTAAAAAATCCGAACTCTGCCATATTCCTCCACCTCCACCTCCGCCGGAATTGAGATTGTTACCGCCACCACCACCACCACCAACAACTAAAAAATGTATTTGAGGAGATGTTGATCCAGCGGCAGCGGCAGAACTATCTACATATGATTTTGTTGCAACATCGTTTGCGTTAACTGGAGTGGTTTTGCCGCTAACCATACAACTGCTAGCACATACTGTTATTCCTTCAACTTTACCAGCCATATTTTAAATCTCCTACTAAACCTTTATATGTTAGATTTTAATATATTAATTTCTTCTTTTAAATAATCTATTTGTTTTTGTTGTTCTTTTATGGCTTCTATTAATACCGCGGTTATATTACCATACGATACAGATTTAAAGTCATCTTCTTTATCACCACCATGAACAACCTCTGGTAAAACACTCTCTACCTCTTGAGCAACCACACCAATAGAAGGTTTATCGTCTTTTATGTATCTTCTACCACAAAGACTATTTACAATAAATATAGCACAATCTATAGAAGTGATATTACTTTTTAACCTACAATCAGATGATGAAGTAATATCACCAGCTGCTGTTATATTACTACCAACATTAAGCGTGTTGGTTATACAAATGTTTGTTGTTCCTGTTGGTATAGCTAATGCAACGTTAGTTCCAGCATTAGCCAATGCTACATCATAAGCAGATCCTTTACCATACATAAATAACCCATTAACGGTTAAACCCCCAATAGATCCGTTTCCATTTGTGGAAATTACACCTGCACTTGGGTTTCCAGAAACTTGAAGATAGCCCGAACTTATACTAACATTACTAGATGCATCTATTGTCATAGCGGCGGTTGCGCTCGCAAGATTATCGGCAGTTCCATCACTTGTAGCGCCTGCGTTAACTGAAAATTGTATAGAGTTATTACCACCACCGTTATCAGTAGCTATAATCAATCTATCAGCACTATAATCATAACCAAAATAACCAACACCTTGACCAGAAGAGTGAGCTATAAACAAAGCATCGTTGTTATTAGAAGCCACACCAATATATTTTCCTGCAGTAGCGGTGTTCATAAAGGAGGTGGTATATGTGTCATTTACAGAAACATTACCAACAGCACTTATTTTCATTCTCTCAGCAGTGCAACTTATTATTGAAGATGATGTTCCAAGTTCTGCAGGATTAGAAGAAGCGTTTCTAAATTGCATAGTTCCATCTGAAGAAACATAAATTGCAGCATGAGATTTACAATTACTTCCATTAGAGTTTGTTTGCCAAACTATTGGTAATGCATCATAACTACTACCAGTATAAGTGTTATTAAGAAGCATATATCTATTGCAATAAGGAGTCGTTGTCCCTCCGTCAAATCTAGCTATCCACCCATCAGTTGTAGGAGATGAAGTTCCAGCTACATAAAGACATGCTGCAGGTGCATCACAAGTTGGGCCTTGAACTATTCTACTTTGAAAATAGTTTTTAACATTTGCTGTGCTTTCTGTTGCTCCATCTACCAAATTAATCGTTTGAAAGAAGCCATAAGGTTTATTAATAGTAGTATTACCAGAAATTAGAACTTCAGCGTGAACTCCAACCGCACAACATATTCTACCAGTAGCTCCAGTATATGTTCCAACTCTTGACCAGATAGCTTTACTTGATTTTAATACACCCGCAAATGCTGAAGTATTTATAAAGTGTTCTATTTGAGTTCCTATTCTATATCCACTATCTGTAACTGCTGCTGGCATACAAACTATATTTGAGCCAAACCATAAATTCCTACAGTAACAAGTTACAGCACCACTAGCTGCTGGTTGAGCAAAATCTGTAGCTAGGCTATTTCCGGTAGTATTAGAACCACATTGAGAATATACAGTAAGTTTAGATGTAGGAACAACACCTATGCCGACATAACCAGCATTGGTTATTCTCATTCTTTCACGCCAATCGGATACACCCCCACCAGCTCTTGTTTTAAAAGCTAAATCGCCATTATAAGCAGATTTATAAACATTATTGATAGACCACTCAGATTGATTGCCACCTCCTGTAACAAGGCTAATACTAGAGAAATTTTCTGCAGTTTCATTATTGTTTCTAGCAACAATTTGTGCTCTTATTCTTTGGTCACTATTAGGTGCAAAACTTACAGTTTCATCTTTTCTAACATCAAGAAGAACTTCCGGAGAATTTTGGCCGATGCCGACATTACCATTATCCAACATAGCAAATTTTGTTAAGTCAGTTGAGTTTCTTATTTCTAAATTACCAGTAGTAGGAGCTTTTTGAATTTTCCAAGCTTGAGATCCGGCTGTAGTAAAATATAATATTGAAGATTCGGTAGATACAGAATCAGCTTGCAAAACAGCCGCTGCGTTCGTAGAAACAACCTTACCTACAATATTGCCACTTCCAGAAATATGAAGTAAAGTATCTGGCACATTCGTGCCTATGCCGACATTACCACCCCTATTTATCATCATTCTTGATTGTAAAGTAGCATCAGTATTACACTTTGTCAATAAATGTAATTCACCACCGTTATAAGAAGCAACATCTTTAGTTACAGCATATATTCCAGCAACTGGATATGTCAGTGCAGCATTTGATGAAGAAGTAAAATCTATTCCGAATGCGTCATTAATACTATAATCACTTCCTATACCACTTCTTTTTTCTATTAGTATACCTTTGTTTGGGTTGTTTCCTCCATAATTAGAAGAACCGTCAAAATCTCCACTAATGTGCAACTTAGTGTTTATATCATTAGTACCCACACCCAATCCAGTTTGGTCAATTCTCATCATCTCACCATTAGAACTACTAGACCAAGAAAATGTAGCATTGCCTGACCCTATTTCGTGATCAAAATGATAACCAGTACTTTTTGTTGTAATGTCGTAATTATAATTTAAACAACCCTGTAATCTAAGTAATTCTCCTGTAGATTCATTTACATGCAATCTATGTGTGGGGTTATCAATACCGATACCAGTATATAATGTTTCTCTTTCTATTGTTACCGCTTGGTTTGGTGAACCGCCAACACCAGCAAATAAACTTAATGTTTGATCACTTCTAATACTACCACCCACTGTGCCTGTGGATTGATTTCTAAAGTATAACTGTCTATCGGTAACACTACCGCCATCAATACGAACATTTCCGCCTCTTACATCCAAAACAGAACCGGGCATATCAGTGCCAATGCCAACGTTACCATCACCAGTTATTCTCATATGTTCTGCTCGCCCAGGCCCAACTGCAAAATTTAAAAACCCCTTTTCTGAACCGGCAGCGGGACATTCTATACCACCACCTATGAAACCATATTCTATATCGTTAGTTACATTCGCACTGTTTCCGTGACTAAAACGAACACCTATAGAAGAATTAACTGCATTGTCTTGTCTTTTTAAATCTAATATGCCGAAATTACCTCCACTTGTAGATGGAGTTATAATAGTTGCGACAGTAGCATTTCCCTCACCCAAAACTGATAATTGACGGGCTGGGTCCACATTAATGCCAACCTTACCATCACTAGTTATTCTCATCCTTTCAATATGAGCATTTATACCGCTTCCTGTTGAGACACCTGCAGGAGATGTGTATAAGATTATATCACCACCAGCTCCTGTTCCTGTAGAGCGACCAGCGTATATATTAAAATCCCCACCATCAATATCAGTTCCAGATCCATAAGGAGCAGCTACAATTGCATTTCCGGGTGTTGATGATAAATGATTTCCTCCCATAAATATTGAGCCAGCGCTATCTATTCTCATTCTTTCAATACTATTTGTATCAAATTCAAGATAATCTTGTCCAGAAGTGTAAACAACCATTTTATCAGCATTAGCATATAATCCACCTAACTGAGCGCCACCGACACCAAATTCTAATCTTGAGTTAGTGGTTCCATTTATTAATAACTGTTTATCTGACCCTCCAAAACCAACATTTGATGTTAACCCTATTAAAACATGGCCAGCACTAGTTATTATCATTTTTTCACTGTTCTGTATATTAAAACTGTAAAACTGATTGGTTCCGTAATTGTCAAATCTAAACTCATTAGTGTTGTGGTTATACTGGATTACGCCATTGTTTGAGGTAGATGCTTCAGCGTTCGCAAAAAAGATATTACCCGTAGAAGTTGTTCCAGATTTTATCGTCACCCCACCATTACCACTTGAAGCAACGACTAAATTGCGAGCGTATGCAGAATATGAAGATGGCGAGGTCGTTCCTATGCCAACGTTACCGCCAGAAAGCACAAATTCCTCGGTCAACCCATTAGTGCCGTAAATTGCGAATCTACTGGAGCCGTCGGGTATGCCGATCCAACGCGAGGACGACGAGGTGTCTGTAAATCGCAACAACGGAGACGCACCATTTCGCTCTATCTGTACACTACCGTTTACGTCAAGCGTGTGTGTTGGTGAACCCGTATTGATGCCGACGCGCTGGGATGTATCAACAGCGATAGCTAAATTTGAAGACGAAAAGCTGCCGATTGTGGACGTATAGATTCCGAGTGCGCCACCCGATGCCAAAAATCCCACTCTGCAGTTTATGTCTCTACTGTCGATTAACTCAAATCCGTTAGTTGTAGCAGGGTTGTATTGCACAGACAATGCGGCTGATGGCGATTCCGTTCCTACGCCAACATTTCCATTTTGTAATATACTCAATCGCTCTTGAAGAGTTCCAGTAGTGGTTAAACCATCATTAATAAAAAAACCAAGTCGATGATTATTATTTGATGCCGAAAAGTCAGATGTTGCAATGTTTACTACCTTGGATGTAACACCCGATGAATTCAAACTATTATCATAACTGTAAAACTCTATTTTGCCAAACTCATTAGTGTTTAAAATACTATTAGAAGGAGCTTCGCCAAGAGTTAAACTACCACGAACATCCACCGCGGATTTTGGAGAGGTTAAGACAGAACCACCATCACCAACGATACCTAACTTAGAATTCGCAGCATCCCAATAAAAATCTGTAGTAGTTGATGTTGAATCATATATACCAATATTTCCACTTGATTCAATAGTTAAACGAGAAGAAGTATCTGTTTGTAGAGTTAATACGCCATTACCACTTTGATTAGCATTTATATATGTTGTAGATGAATCACCTACTCTATATAATTCTAATGCAGCAAGAGCGTTATTACCTACTCTAATCATAGGTTTAGCAGAAGAACTTGTGCTTGAGTTAAAAACATCTAAAATAGGAGCATTACTTGCAGCATTTGTAGTAACAACAGCATTGCCCGTTAAATCTAATTGTGTTCCGTTAAAAGTTAAGTTAACTTGTCCAATAACTGATTGTCCGTCACCACCAGCAGTCAATAATCGGTTGGCAACATCATTTGTTATAGATATGCCACCACCAGATACTTCAAAGAATTCTTTTAACTGTCTAGTTATTTCTTGTCTTTCAGAAAATTTCAATGCCATATTATTTACTCTTTATTATTTCTTTTAAACAATCTATTTCTTCTTGTTGATTATCTATTCTTTTGTTTTGGTCTTTTATAGCTTCTATCAAAACTCCTACAATGTTTCCGTATGAAACAGATTTTAAATCATTGTCACTATGTTCAAAAACAACTTGTGGTAAAACTTTTTCTACTTCTTGAGCAATGACGCCTACTTGCTGGCGATTATCTTTTATAAATATTCTTCCACAAAGATTGTTTACTATTTGTATAGCTCCACAAATTGCTGCTATTTCACGTTTTACTCTTTCATCAGATGTAGAGGTAATATCTCCCGAAGCAGTTATAGCTCCTGTAACGTTTAATGTACTTCCGTCAAAAGTCATATTGGCTTCGCCACATAATGAGCCAGAATCGCCATTTGCTGTCACCACTCTATTATTTACATCTGTTCCGGCACAAAAGTTAGCTCCAACTTGGCTTGCTGTGGTCAGGACATTATTTCCTCCTACTTGCATTGTTGTGGTAGCGCAAATAACAGGAGATTTTACACATTCTGTGCCACAAAAACAAGTTGCGTATATGTAAGGAGAAAAAGCACAGTTGTAAAAACAATGTCCACCCAAACTAGTGCCTGTTGAACAATAAAGAACAACATTAGCTGCTGGATCAACAACAATTGCTAACCTATGTCCATCTGGACCTGTGTCATTTATTCTTGAAAAGCAAGCAGTTACACCACAACCTAATCCAGCAGCATTGCAACCGATCAATAGAAAACTACCGCTAAGGCATGTAGTTCCACAAACAATAGGAGATTTAAAACACCCGTCAGCACAAACATTCATAACTCCAGTTCCAGCGTTACAGAAATAAAGGGTTTTTGTAGATGTTGTATTAGGGTGAAAGGATAAATTATTAGTATCAATGAAGCACCAATTATACGTAGCTACACCAGAATGCACTAAAGATAACGGAACAGTAGTACTATTTGCACAAAAAACAGGAGCCACAACACAATTAGCCGCACAAAAACCACCATCAGAATTTATTTGTGCTTTCCAACTACTATCTATTCCCCAATAAGAAATAGTGCAATCTGCAGAACCTTGAATATATGGACCTCCAGATCCTGTTGCAGCTAAACAAAGAATACAATTGCTGTTAGCCATCTGTATACTTGGAGCTACAAGACATTTTATTACACAAACACCACCATGCATGGTCATACACATTGTCCAACATTGAACACCAGCACAATTCACAAGAAAATTTAAAGAACCCTTGCCCCAGCTACCAGTAGTAGAACCCTCTTTTCTTCCACTAATATACGCCAATCCAACTGAATTACCTCCACCAGTCTCTTTACCAGCAAAAGCCAATGTCGAAGATGTTCCTTCTGTTTCATTTGCGTTATATAATGTTGCTGTTGGGTATACTTGACATACATTAGTCAGAGAACTATCAAATCTAGCCATAAGGTGTGTTTGACCAAAACAAGAACAGCCAGGCCATGCAAAATAATAAAAATTCATACATTTATTACCACCAGTATTTATAAAATAAGGATCTAATGAGTTTGCTATATATATCGGCGCACAAGAAGTTATATGTCCATAACTTCCAAAATATGTATTGGAACCTTGTATGTTAAACATATCACACGCTCTTGTCCAACTATAAGCAGAAAACTTATCTTCAGTAGTAGGATTGTGATGTCTCCATTGCCAACAAAGATTTCCACTAGATAGAAATCTTATGTGTGTTTGAGAGGTAGAGTTCATAACTATACCACCATTTTGTGGGTTTGTACTACCCGTAATATCCAAACACAAAGTTCCAAGAGGATCAACATTTTTTGCTGTTGTAGGTTTAATAATTACATCACCTGAAGTCCCAATACAAAGTTCTGCACTACCATCATTACCTAAAGCTATACCTTCATCGTAAGAAGTAATCATCAATTGTTTTCCGGTTGACTCTAAAAGAACTCTGCTGTTATCCCAATGGCCCATTGTCAACTGAGAATATACTGCACAAGCATTTGGTGAAGAAGATGGATCAACTGCTGTAATCATAAATCTAGATAAGGTGCAAGCACACGGACCAACAAGTTGAAGACCAGAGGTTTCCGTATGCCATGTGGCACTAGCGTTTGCACCACCACTACCTACAGAAGTCTGAAACTTTGCTCTACCAGAAGAATCTATTTCAAGTAAAGATTTACTTGAAGCATTTGCAAATAAATAAAACTTGCCTCTAACAGCTGCATTCGGAACTGCTGTATTACCTATTCCCAAGTGATATTGGTGGCTGTTATCATCGTTTTGTAATTGAACATATGAATATTTTGTACTATTTGCGTGAGATATAGTAAGACAAGTATTACCTGCTGAACTGCATCTATGGACTTTTAACGTCCCTGTAGCAGTTTCAGTTGGATTATCTGATATAATTGCTGCACCAGCCGAAGTTATATTTACAACGCGATTACATATAGACATATCTATTTACCTATCAATTTTTCAAGTTCATTAATTCTTTTGTCTTGTTCTTTTATAGCCTCTATTAAAACAGCTACTATATTGCCGTAAGATACTGATTTATACTCATCTTTACTTTCATTAGTAAATACAACTTCCGGTAATACTTTTTCCACCTCTTGAGCAATAACACCAATAGTTCTTTTATTATCTTTTACATATCTTCTACCACATAAATTATTTACTATAAGTATAGCACAATCTATTACTTCTATTTCCGATTTTAACCTACAATCAGATGAAGATGTTATGTCACCGGCAGCAGTTATATCACCAGTAGAACAATAAAACGAAGCATGCACGCAACCCGGAGTGCAAAAACAATCGTTGGTGTACATTACAGGTGCTCTAAATGTTTGAGTAGAACATAAGATACCAGATTGACTGGCGCAGCCAGCAACTAAAACAACACAATTATTATCTGGGTTTATTTGAACAAGAAAACAGGTTGTTTTACCTCCTACTGTATCACACCTCTCAATTCGCAAACCACCAACAAGACCAGTTCCAGTTCTATACCCACATATTACACAACCCTTCATAAGAGTGCTACCACAAACTGTAGGAGCAACAACACAGTTATTAGCTCTAATACAAGTTGATGAACATATTTCCCCAGCAACACAAAGCTTAGCGGATTCATTTAAACACATTGCAATGGTTGTTCCATTTGTGTGAAATTTATGACTATGTGCTGTATGACAACCAATAGCCCAATTAGTAGAGTTACAATCAACAGCTCGTGTAACAATAACTCCACCGCCTCCATCACCAAAGTCAGTAGTAGCTCTTGCCTCAAGAACCCCATATCCACTTTTCTCCAATGCAGTAATCATTCCATTACCACACGCTAAGTTACACCCAACCAAAAAATTACCAGCATGAGAAAAACGTCCTACATTTGATACTCCACAACCTGTTCCACCATCATTTATTGAAAAAACCAAATCAACAGGTATTTGATTAGAAGCTATGGTTACTGTAGGATTTGCATTATTTATTTTACCAGTTACTCCGGCTCCTTGTGTAAATCCAGATGAACCATCTGAAGCAAAAAACAAAACACTTCCAAGATTATCATTATTGGTAACTAATGTGTGACTTCCTATGGTTGTGCCACGACTTCTTGACAAACCTAAGATCGGACCTTCCGTTGTAGAGTTAGATATTATTTGCAAAGAAGAAGTTCCCGAATCTGTCCCTTCTATTTGTGCCTTTGAACAAGTGTTACTAATAAAAAACTCGTTGGCTCTTAAACTGTTTGTTCCATAAGCTCCAATACCAAAAGCACCTCCAGCGTCCCACTTACCTATAACTCCACCATTCTGGACGAATTTTATAGGTGTGTTTTTACTACTTGGAGGTCCGATATTTAATGCATTACCAACTTCATCAACTAACCAAGATTCACTATTTCCCACCCCATGTGCATTATATGAACTTGAAGTTGCTGCAATTTGTAATGCTGCTTGGGATCCAGTTGTGTTTTTAGCTTGAATAGCAGTAGAAGTAGTGTTTGCATCTTTTACTTCTAAAAGATAGCTGGGATCAGAACTGCCTATACCAATTTTACCATCTGATTTTATCCATAGTCTATCACTTAATCCTGTTGTTCCAGTTGAGAAAATCAAATCAGTTGGTGTATCAGTAGAGGTAACTGTTCCACAAATTTTAGCGTACATTCTAGCAGTGTTATTCCAACCCGATGCATCGCGAGGATAAATCAAAATTTGAGCTACTGTATCTCCGTTAGCTACCGAAGTGGGTGCTGCGTATGTTCCACGACTTTTAAACATTCTAAGCCCAGCAAAATTACCAGAACCATTATTGTTTGTTTCTATTTTTATATTAGCTTCAACATCATCTTGGACGTGCAAATCATAGTCCGGATCGGTTACGCCAATGCCGACGTTGCCGCTCGTGTCAATCGTTAGCCTACCAGCTCCAGCGGTAGCAAACACCATGTCGTTCGTTGCGTGATCGTAATCAATCTGGCCGTATGCATTATTGGTGGGCGATCCGAAATAAATTCGACCATTATTTGCTGCTGGAGTTAGAATTGACAGTCCTGCATCGCCCGATGATTCGACGACTAAATCGTCTGCTGAGCCATTTGCAGTAACTGACCCAGCCGAGGCAGTATGTACGTGCAGAGTGCCATCTGGCACATCCGTTCCGATGCCGATGTTTCCATCCCCCTTTAGGACCAACTGATTAGGGTTAGCGTCACCATCAGTACCAATTTTTAATAACTGAGCATTGTTTGTGTATGTTGGATTGTTATATATTGTGGCCACAGTGGCTGCAGCTTGATCGTAAGAAATTTCTAAACCTAAAGAAGCCAGGTTTCCGCCAACACGCAAAGTTCCGTTTTGTAACCCACTGTCAGTTACGTGTAATTGAGAAAGGGGATTGATACAGCCTATGCCAACCTTACCTTCATTTGTGATAACCATATGACAATGATGAGAGCCAGCATTGTATGTGTGAAATGTTATACAACTGCTTTGACTTCCTGCTGCACCTGCAACAATACGAGTTGCATCCACATTACGATCAATAAATGTTGAACAGTAAGCCCAATTCTGTGCAAAAGTATTAGATTTTAAGGCTCCATTTATTTCAAGTATTTCAGTAGGTTTAGCATTCCCTAATCCAATACCTACTCTACCAATACAGTTACTATATACTATATTATTACAATAAGCCATTTAATACCTCTAATATCTTTTTGTTATTGAAACACAGAATTCACTTGATCCAACGAGAGCTGAATCCATACACAACCTTATACAATAACTGTTGTGATCAGTAGTTGCAATATTATCAGTTAAAGTAACTCCATTATACCAATTAGCAACAATTGGAGTATCTGCAGAACAACTACTTCCAGAAGGATAGATGGTTCTTGCTATAGGTGATATTTGTTGTGTATAAATAAAATTACTAACATTTGGAGCGCTATACCCTATACCATTGTATATATACATATGTATGATATCTCGATATTCAGCTGAACCATTAACATTAGGATTAACGGATCCAAAAACTTCTAATACTTTAAATTCTGACGCAAGTATTAAAATATCCATTGTTGTAGAACAACTAACTTGACACTCAACTGTGGTTATAAAACCAGAAGTAGAACTTCCCTTATTAATATATAAATTACCAGAATAAATACATACATTACCATTTTCACAAACACCAAATAATTTGTTATTTGAGTCTATAGCGCATTGATTATGACCTATATCAAAAGATTCTGTTGTAGAATTATTATTAGAGTCAAAATTTATTCTAATAGAAGCTGGGTTGTTTATTACACCATTATATGTTCCTGCTCTACCACCCAAATACAGATAAGGACCATCTTGATCTATACTACCAGCTGCATCAATAGTCATAGCTTTTCTTGGAGCACTACCCGGACCAGTTCCAGTAGGTTTAGTGTAAAACTGTAATTCTGTTTGTGCCGTGGAACCACTGTGATTTTCTGTAGCTACAGCTTCTATTTTTGCTTCAGCAGCTGCATTAGAGTTTGCACTATCTATCCCCTTAAATCCCAAACTACCCAATACTTGTGTGTTTGTAGGTGCAGCTGTATCATTTCTAAAAATCATTATACCACCACCATTACCAAAAACATTTAATGGCTCTTGTGATGTATAACCACTTAAAACTCCATTACCACCTAATAAAAACAAACAACCACCACTTCTAAATCTGGCTCTTTCAGTTATCCCAGCACCACCATTAGTGCCAAATACTAAATTACCAGTTGCATGAGTTGTTACAGCTGATTCTAATAATGATGATATAGTAGCACTTTGTTTTGTGCTTGATGCACCAGATGTTCCAAAACTAATAGTGTTACCAGCTCCACCATTAACACAAGTTGTATAAAGTTGTAAGTCAGCTGAACCATCCCCACCTACTTGTAATATAATTGGTGTTCCACCATTTCCTAATGCATTGGTATTTGATGCTCCTACAGCAACTGTTCCTTCCTTAACTCTAAGTGTGTTAAAATAATTTATAGAAGAAGTTCTTGTTCCAAGTGTTAATTCACTGGATGAGAAATTAACAATTCCTCTTTCATCAGCAGAATCACCTAAAGATATTTCATTATTAACATTAAGAGGTGAGGAATTAAGGGCTGTTGTGTTAACTAAAACATTACCTGCGCTTGTGATACGCATTTGTTCAGTGTCATTAGTTTTTAATTTAAAATCGTGATTAGTTAATGTACCAACAAATGCTTCTTGAGCTATACCCGGACTATCTTGACTTCCTAAAGCCGCAACAAAAGTTGTATCTCCAGCTACTATATAGTTTGCATCGGTTGCTGTTTGAGAATTAACTTGCAAAGAGTAAGAAGGGTCTATTTTACCGATGCCGATATTGCCATTTTGTAGTATACTCAAACGCTCTTGAAGTGTACCGGTGTTAGTTAGTCCATCGTTAATAAAAAATCCTAAACGGTGATTATTATTTGATGCCGAAAAATCAGCTGTTGCTATATTTACTATTTTTGAGGTTACACCAGATGAATTAACACTATTATCATAACTATAAAATTCTATCTTACCGAATTCATTAGTATTTAAAATAGCATTGGAAGTAGCTTCTCCCAAAGTCAAACTACCACGAACATCCAACGCAGATTTTGGAGAAGTTATAGAAGATCCACCATCACTTACGATACTTAACGCAGAGTTTGTTGTATCCCAATAAAAATCTAATGAAGAAACAGTGTTATCATAGAATCCTATATCTGCATCCATTAATATTCTTGTAGCTCCTCTAGTTTGAAGAGCCATTGCGCCATTTCCACTTTGATTAGCATTTAGATATATAGTTGGATCATTACCGTTTCTGTAAATTTCCAATGATGACGTAGCGTCAACACCTAATCTAAACATAGGTTTAGCACTGGATGTTGTATTGGAATTAAAAACATCCAAAATAGGAGCATTACTCGCAGCATTTGTGGTTATTACTGCATTAGCTGTTAAATCTAATTGTGTTCCATTAAAAGTAAGATTTGCTTGACCAACAACTGATTGCCCATCACCACCAGCAGTTAACAATCTATTAGCAACATCATTTGTTATTTGAATACCACCACCAGATACTTCAAAAAACTCTTTAAGTTGTCTCGTTATTTCTTGTCTTTCAGAAAATTTTAGTGCCATGTTTATTACTCTATTTAGTCAATTATTGTGTTAGCTGCTACTTGTTCTATACTTAATGAACCTCCTAATAAATAATGAGGTGTATAAGAACCAATCATAGTTTTTATATCAACATCATTTAATGTTCCGCTAGTAACAGCATCACTACTATACAAATGACCTTTTAGTAAGTCAATTATATTAGCTGTGTTATTTGCAGCTACTATAGCATATGCACTATCTATATCTACATTAATAGATGTTATAGTGTCCGATGTTATCTGAGTTGTTACTTGAGAAATAGTAACTTTACCTCTTGTATACTCACCAATTATCTCTTTTCTTGATAAGTGAACATCATTACTAAATGTTATATTTGATACTTCCCCAGCAAAAAACTCAGCTACTGCGTTGTTTGCACCAACATGAATTGTAGTGGTATTGTTAACACCAGTATCAGAAAAAGCTGCTGACTTTACAAGAAAACCATCAACCCAAAGTTCTATAACATCATCAGTAGCATTTCTCTGTGCTACTACAAAGTGCCATTCTGTATCATATAAATCACCCGGCGAAGTAACCGTTACAGTAGAACCTACATCATCTTGTACTGCGAAATTTAAAAAACCAGATGTATCATAATATATTTGAAATGCGTTATCTGGGCCAACGGAGTCAAAAGCGTTAATAACCATTTCTGTTCCGGAAGGGTTAATAGAAGAAGAACTCCTAATCCACCCAGAAAAATAAGCTGAATTAGTTCCAAAAGCAAAATCACTTGTTGTTAATGACAAATACTGGTTTGTTCCATTAAAAATAGCTTTGTTACTATAAGGAGCATTAGTTGTTGAAAAAGTTACAGTATTATTGTTTGTAAAATTATTACCTATTCCACTCTTATCTAAAACATCACCCAAAGGCCAACCACCAACTCGCCCACCTCTCATATAAGGAGTAGTATATCCAGATGTTATAACATAAAAAGCTGATAAATTAGGATTAGTCTCATCATTGTGTATAAAGTGAATACCTTTTGCTTGGTCATATGTATGAATAGCTAAACTTCCGTTCAAATAACCTTGTGGGTATGCGTCTATTGAATTTAAGTCATCTGTTGTTACACTTACTAATTTTTGACCATCAGTTAGAGAAGGACTAAAACTATGAGAACCATAATTATCACTTAAAATAGATCTAATACTTGTTGCATATCTAATAATATCATCTGTGTTATCATCTTTTATCCACCAAACCTTACCATCCTCCAATATTTTAACATCTTTAACATTTCTTGGAGTTACAGTATCATCATCATAAACTTTATTAGTTTCGGGGTTAAATATAGATAACCCACCAGTAGAAGTAGCATCTGAGCCTGTTCCACATGCAGCTGCCCAGAAGTGAAGTGGTCTAATAAAACTATCCTCTTCGCCAGCAGGATCTCTCGCTACACTAACTGAGTTAACATTAAGATTAGCTAATACTATGTCGTGAACAACAGCAGCTGTGGAAATAGTTGTCCATCCATTACCATCATTTCTTTCTGATATGGTTCCATTATATGAATCAACACCAATATTAGTTACACGATAGGCTCTATCTTCCAAAAAGTCAATTATTATAAGTCCGCTATCATCAGTGGCTACATATAGTTTAAAGTCTAAGAAACTATAATCTTTTATAGTTGTGCCTGATATAATATTATTTGCACCAACATTAAATGTCATATACGCAGTTAACACATCATCATCTCTATCAACCCAAGTTAGTGCGTTTTGACTAGCGTCTATTAAAAGTATACCATATCTAGGTACTTCACCCAAAACAGAATACCAAGAAGTTAATCTTGTATATTTTTTTGCATATTCCCAATCCCAAACAAATCTACTATCCTTAATATCAACAAAAGTTATTTTTACAGCATCATTAGTCGTTGAAACATAATTAGGCCAACCTTTTGTTGTTTCTATAGCTCCACCTAAAACTTGTTGTCCATTAACAGTATATAATTTGCCTGCCTCTAAATCAATACCATTACTATTTACAGTAGCAATTGTATTTCCATTAACTCTTAAACCAACATTATTATTAGATATAGTACCAAAAGATCCACTAGTACTTTCAGCAGCTATTCTTATTGTTGTTCCTTCTGTTATATTATCTAAGTTTATTGCGGCAGATGCTGAAGTATAAGCGGCAAAATCAGCAATGGTTGTTGTTGATGGATCAGCTGTTCCAAAGCCAAAATGTCCTGCTGTTTTTATTGACATATAAGTTGTTTCAATAGATGGAGCACTTACGTTATCACCTCCATCTATAATAAACTTATCACTGTCTGATCCTTTAAGTCTTATGCCCCATTTTTGATTACTATCATTATTTAATACAATGCTTGAGTCACCGTTTGTTGCTGTAGAGGTAAACCAACTTTGTAAATTATTTGCAGTAACAAAAGTAGTTAATCCACTGGTTGTTATAGGCAGTCCTTCACCTGCCGCTAAAGCTGTGGTAGCTGTAAGACCGGCAGTTGAATAATTTTGTGTTGTGTCAAGTTTCTCTGGTACAACCGAACCATTCTGTAATTGAATATCTGCTACTAATGCCATTTATATATTTCTCCACTTATATAAAATAAATATAACTTATAATGGATAAGTTGTATTAAATATACTTACAATTTCATCTATTGTTTTTCCTTCAAATTCAACTTCATCAGAATCAATAATGTTTTCTTCCATAACTATCTTAGATGGTGTTCTATCAACTTTTATTTCCGATTTTGAAATTAAATATGCCTCTAACTGAAGTTCATAAGTAGTTCTAATAATTCTCTCCTCACCAGAGAAGTCTTGTGTATTACTATCATTAGTTGATGTATTGAAATATGAATAAAAGAAATAACCTTTATATTCCATATCATCCAAAAAGTATTCACTCCAAATTTTATCACTAAAGTAGTTAGAGTCTTTTACATAAGATGACCAAAATGTTATAGTGTAAGGAACATTTATAAAATCTGGGAATGGAACTCTATGAACTTCATAAGATGGTTCTTCATTTGTTGCTTTTAACCCATTATTTTCTAATTGATGAAATGGTATTCTTCTACCTTTTTCAAATTTACTAGGAGCAATTTTTTTACTAATCGTAATACTAGGTTCACCATCAACAGTTAGTTTTCTAAATCTGTTGTTATTAGGTTCTATATCACCCCTACGGATAGATATTATAGGTAATTTCAACATACCATTATGGTCACGAAGATTATTTAATGTTTCATCTTCTTTATTACCTTGCATCTGAGCAAAACGTTCCCAACCACCAAATAAAACAGGAACCTTACGTCCTTTTATTATTGTTGGATGTTTTTTATCAAACCAATCGTAAACAGCTTTATCAATAGAAAGTATGTTTACTTCATCAATCTCAATAATTGTTGATAATTCACTTTTTGCTTCTGCCATTTTAAAATCTCTTAATATGGGTTGGCTGAATCGTGTTCTATTTCAGTATTAGTGCTATCACGATTACCAGAAAAAACATCTTCGCGAACAGATATACATCTCACTATCACGCCTAACTTTGTTTGTTCATAAGAAAAAACATTTCTTGGAACATCAGCTGTAGTAATTTCAAAATATTGATTATCATATTCAATAAAATCACCTATTCTTGGAACAAGACCAACTTCATTAAGTCTATCTTTATGCATATAACATTCAATATTTCTTTTTACCTCAGTTGTATATTGACCTGTTTGAGTAACAGGATCGTCTAACATAATCCAACAAAAAACTTCTATAGGCTCTCTTGTTACTTTTTTATCACTCTCTCCATATATATCATTAGGGTCTGAGAAATCTTTTTCTACCCTCCAATATTTTACCTTCGTTTTAGCAATGATTTCCAATAATTCCGTAGAATAGTCATTAAATAACGACATATCTCTAGGAGTAAAAAATAATCCATAATTAGTATCTGCTGTTGCGCTATTAGGTAAATCTCTTCCTGCCATCTATTATCCTAACATGAGTATTGGTGAGTGTTGTGGAACAAGCTGCAATTGTCTTTCCATAGCTTCCGCCATATCAGCTTGACGCTGCATTAACTCAACATTATTTAATTCCTTTAATTCTTCTTTTAAGTTTTCTTTTAGTTGTTGTTGTTTTTCTATAGCTTCTTGTATCAAAGCATCACCATCTAATTGTATTTCACCATTAGGAATAGGTATAGAAGAAAATTTACGTCTAATTCTACCTAACATTTCCATAGAAACAGCCAAACAATATTGCCTTATCCAAGACTTACCAGAAGCATTACAATCTTCATATTTAATGTCTGTAAAAGGAATATTATGTATGCTAGTAATACCATTAACACTAGGGTCTCCAGTGTCAACCGCAAAATCTGGATTAAATGGATCCATTGCTACTGTATATTCAATCCAAACATTAGTATTTACATTTGGTTGAGGTAAAAATCTTATCCTATCACCAGCTATATGATAACTGTGATTACTTCTTCTAACTCTATCATTTGTTTCTAATAAACCACCTCTTAAAACATCAGCATAGATAGGTAACATATAAAAAGCAGTTTCCATATTAAAACTTTCGTATCCAAACTCTTGTTGCATAAGGTTTACGCTTGAATATGGATCATAATAACGATAAATAGATGAAGGTTCATTATGCATTACATTTCTAACATCTATTTTACCACCATTAACACTTTTTACATAATTTTCTATTGTGTCGTTAGTATCTTTATCTATGAAGTCTGTTAGTAGATTATAGTCAGTTCTATCGTTACCAGCAGTTATAGTAACCTTAGCCAGTCTTTGATTTTGAACTCCACCAACACCAGCTTCACTAGCATAAGGATTAGCTAGTCTCATTAAGTAGTCTAATGTGGGATATGGAAGTTTGTTGGTTAAATTCTGAGAGGAAAAATCGTTGTTTAAGCCATATAGTGTACTTAACCAATTAGATGCTTGTGATTTATTAACAATTGCACCGTATTCTATATTAGATTCTTCAAAAGCTGCGAAAATCTGATTGTTATCTAATTCAACGGGTATTTTAGGTTCACCTAAACGATATCTAACCCATTTAACAATCTCAGTACTCTCTGCAGATAAAGAACGCAAATCAGCACTTAAGGCAAATTCCTGAGCCAGCGTTCCAAAAACACCAGAAAAATCAGTATCTACAGCAGGTTGAGTCAACTCTGTGAAGAAGTTATCAAAAGCCATGTATAATCTCCATAAAATAAAATCCCTCTAATATAAATATATTAAAGGGAATTGTTATGAAGATTTTTTTTGTTTTATTTTAAACCATCTGGTGTTTAGTTTTATCATCCTATCATTAAAGTATAAAACCCAACCTATAATGTTTTCTTTTTGTTTAGAATACTCAATCCAATATTGTACATCAGATTGATCATCATCTATTTCATATGTTATTGACTTCATTATATTAAAATCAACATTTTTTAAATCAGCGTATTCACCTGTAGCTGTTCTAACCGCTATTAAAGTTATATTATTATTATGATACTTAAATATGGGTTGTAGGTTATTCTTCATACAACCACTAACTAATATTCTTAAATCTCTATTTTCTTTTGATATTCTTTTTACTTCACTACAGACATCATCATCAAAACTCATCTTAGTTTTAGGTATTATTCTACCATTAGGTAACTTTATAAAAATAAATGTTTCACCCTCTACTATCTCTGTTGCGTTTACTATTTGACCATCTGATAAATCATTTGCATTTACTAAATCATTTTCGTTGAGATAATATAATTTATGCGTCATCAAATATCTATCCCAAACAAAACTACTATTCTTCACAAAAGTTAGACCATCTAACTCAAACGCTTGATAATAAAGCATTGAAGCATGATCTATGTTATTATGAAAATAACAAGATATATTATAACCATCTATAATAAAATCTTGTTTTATAACATCCGAGCACTCTTCTACTAAGGCATCACAATATGTCTTATCTGGAATAAACATTATTTCTTAAATAAACCACTTACATTTCTTCTTACGGAGTTTCCACCTTCACCCCAATTGTTTACCATCTTCCATTTACTAAACTGCTTATTCTTATCGCGTTGAGTATATACAACCTTTTTGAACATAATAGCAAAAAACCATCCAATCAAAAAATAAAATAAACCACTCATCTTATCCTTCTCCAAACATTATTAA